CCTGGGATGTGATCCTCGACTGGCAGTTAGGGTATCTAGACGGCAACGCTGTCAAGTACCTGTCCCGCTGGCGACACAAGGGCGGCGTGCAAGACCTGAAGAAGGCCCGTCATTACATCGATAAGCTCATTGAAGTGGAGGAATTCAACGATGGCAAGAACCCCTGAGAACGCTGTAAAGGCTAAATGTGTAGAGGTGATTAAAAGGTACAAAGCCTACCACTTCTTCCCTGCACAGAATGGCTACGGTCGAGCAGGTATACCAGACATCATCGTGTGCTACCGAGGCATGTTTCTGGGTGTAGAATGTAAGGCTGGATTCAACAAACCCACTGCGCTACAAGAGCGTGAGATGGCAGACATCCACCGTGCCGGTGGGTCCGCGATGGTGATCAGAGAAGATACAACTGAGCTACTAGAAGAGTGGTTCCATGAGAGATCACAATGGACATCCTGACGTTGGATTTCGAGACCTATTACGACAAGGATTTCAGTCTCAGCAAGCTGACGATGGAGCACTACATCCGCGACCCGCGCTTCGAAGTCATCATGCTCGGGATTCGCTGGCCGGATGGCACCAAGGAGATCGTCACCGGCTCCCATGAGGAGGTGCAGTACCGGCTCGACGGCATCGAGTGGGGTAAGTACGCAGTGCTGTGCCACAACACGCTCTTCGATGCTGCCATCCTGTCATGGAGGTTCGGGGTCAACCCCGCTGCGTGGCTGGATACCCTGTCGATGGCACGTGCCATGTTCGGTATGAAGGGTAACTCGTTGGCCCTGCTTGCCAAACGCTACGGGCTGGAGGACAAGGGCACTGCTGTGCAGAATGCGATGGGCAAGCGCAGGGCCGACTTCACCCCAGAGGAGTTCGCCAAGTACGCTGACTACTGCCTGCACGATGTGCAGCTATGCCATGAACTGTTCTTCCTGATGTCCAACGGGTGGTACAAGCCTGAGACGTTCGACCATCGAGACCCCTACCCCCGCAAGGAACTGGAGTTGATCGACCGGCTCATCAGGATGTACACCGAGCCCACGCTGCGCTTGAACGTGCAGAAGCTGGAGGAGCACCTTGTCGATGTGGTGCGGCGCAAGGAAGAACTGCTGACCAAGGCAGGCATCGCCAAGGAAGACCTGATGTCCAACCCGAAGTTCGCTTTGGTGCTGGAGTCGTTCGGTGTGTCGCCGCCGATGAAGATCAGCGCCACGACAGGCAAGCAGGCGTTCGCTTTCGCCAAGACCGACCCGGGTATGAAGGCCCTGCTGGAGCACCCTGACGACCGAGTGCAGGCTGTGGTGGCTGCCCGGATGGGGGTCAAGAGCACCCTGGAGGAGACGCGCACGCAGCGGTTCATCGACATGGCGCAGCGCAACCCGCTGTTCCCGGTGCCTCTGAGATATTCTGCTGCGAGAACGCACCGCTTGGGTGGCACTGATGGTATAAACCTGCAGAACCTACCGGCCCGTGGGGCACAAGCCAACAAGCTCAAGAAGTGCATCGAGGCACCTCCGGGCCATGTGATCATCGACTGCGACTCGTCCAACATCGAGGCGCGGATGCTTGCGTGGCTGGCGGGGCAGGATGACCTCGTGCAAGACTTCGCCAATGGCGTGGATGTGTACTGCAAGATGGCGAGTAAGATCTTCGGTAGGCCGATAACGAAGGCAGACAAGGTAGAGCGGTTCGTAGGCAAGACGGTGGTGCTGGGCTGCGGATACCAGACCGGGGCGATGAAACTTCAGATCACACTGAAGGCGTCCGAGATGAACATGGACTTGGAATTGAGCGAGTGCAAGAACATCATCGACACATACCGTAACTCTGTGCCCGACATAACGAGACTATGGAGAACAGGGGACAGCGCGATTGAAGCTATGCACAGGAATACGTCCATGTGGTTCGGGCGTGAAGGCGTTGCACTGGTCGAGGGGAACAAGGGCATCAAGCTGCCCAGTGGGCTGTACATCAGCTACCCGCAGCTACACCGTGCGGTGAAGAGCAAGAACGGGCAGGCATTTGAGGCGTGGCAATACAAAGATGAGACCGGACTGGTTGACATCTACGGTGGCAAGCTGGTTGAGAACTGCTTGGCCACTGGTACGTTGGTGCTCACTAACAGAGGGTGGGTCCCCATAGAGGCGGTCCGCGCCGAAGATCTTGTCCACGATGGGGTAGAGTTTGTAACTCATGGTGGTACGGTCTTCAAATCTGTCCAAACTTGTGTTAGTATCGACGGGGTGTTGATGACCCCAGATCATGAGGTGCTAACAAATGACGGATGGATACCTGCATCACAGAACCCCGAACCTTACCGGCCAGACCTTCGGCATGTTGACGGCGTTGAACCCAGAGCACAGCGATGGGAAGAAGCGGAGTTGGCGCTTCCTGTGTCAGTGCGGGACGCAATGCGTCAAAGTGGGGACAGATGTACGCAAGGAGATCAAGCGGGGCGGCACCCCCAACTGTGGATGCTCGACAAAACGGCTGATCTCGCAAGCCCATATGACCCACGGGATGAGCAAGCATCCGGCGTTCGCCGTCTGGCGCAGTATGTTAGACCGGTGTCGGCTACCCTCACATCAGGCATGGAACAACTACGGAGGACGTGGGATAACAGCCGGCGAACGGTGGCAGACTTTCGAGAACTTCTGGTCCGATATGGGTCCGACGTATGTTCGCGGTTTGGATTTGGATCGGATAGACAACGATGGACCGTATTCTCCGGAGAACTGTCGGTGGACAGACAGACGCACAAACACCATGAACAAACGTGTATCCATACGAGCCGTGGATGTCCCCAAACTTTCGGAAGACACCGGGATCTCCCGAAGCACGATCTACTACAGACTGAAACACGGTTGGACAGTAGACCAACTGCGGAGAACCCCGAACTTTTCAAACCGGTCTACGACATCATCAATGCCGGACCAAGACAGCGCTTCGTAGTGCTGGGAGAACGTGGGCCATTCATAGTACACAACTGCGTGCAGGCGCTGGCGCGTATCGTTGTGATGCAGCAGCTACTGAAGATCTCCAAGAAGCTGCACGTGGTGCTGACGGTGCATGATGCGGTGGCTGCCATCGCACGGGAAGAAGAAGCTGAGCAAGCTCAGGCATACGTTGAAGAATGTATGCGATGGGTTCCGAAGTGGGCAGCAGGCTGCCCGATCAACTGTGAAAGTGGGATAGGAAGGACTTACGGTGATTGTTAGTGTTATTGACTACGCTTACCCCTGCATGATGGCAGAGAAGGCACTGAAAGAACTGCATCAAGCGATGCTAAACAACGACTACGACGCTGCACTTGAGCATGCGTTGACTGCGATGGCAGAGGCCAAGCTGGCCTACAACGCTATCCGGCATACCAAGGAACCGCAATGAGTCTGCCCGGTGCTTGGTCGTACAGTGGCCTGAAGAAGTTCAAGACGTGCCCGAAGCAGTTTGCCGAGGTCAAGGTCTACAAGAACTTCACCGAGCCGCCCTTCACTGAGGCCACGCTGTACGGGACCAACTTCCACGAGGCGGCAGAACTCTACGTGCGCGATGGCACCCCGCTGTCTGAGGCGTTCGCATACGTCAAGCCACATCTGGATACCCTGCGGTCCATACCGGGTGTCAAGCACTGCGAGTACAAGATGGGTCTGACCGAGGCTATGGAGCCTTGCGCGTTCGACGCCCCTGCGGTATGGTGCCGGGGTGTGGCAGACCTGCTCATCGTCAACGAGGAGAAGGGTGTCGCCCGGGTGGTGGACTACAAGACCGGCAAGTCAGCCAAGTACGCGGACACCGCGCAGTTGGAACTCATGGCGCTGATGGTCTTCAAGCACTTTCCTGCAGTGCACCGGGTCAAGGCAGGACTGCTCTTCGTGGTGGCGAACGACTTCAAGCGGGCCGAGTACGACAAGACTCAGGAGAAGAACTACTGGCGCACATGGATGCAGGACATCCACCGCCTGGAGACCGCTTACAAGACCGGGGTGTGGAATCCAAGCCCGTCAGGACTGTGCCGAAAGCACTGCGTAGTTACATCCTGCCCACACAACGGAGTAAACAAATGAGTAAATGGGTGCAGTTAGAACTTGATTTTGGAGAGCAAACATGCCCTACAAAGATCCCGACGATAGAAACCATCGTAAAGAGTACGCTGACTTCCTTGCAAAGGGAGGCAGAGCAAAGCAGTCCGAGCGGCAGCGTGCACGCCGTGCCTGGGACAAGGAACACGGTAAGGATTCTCGAAAAGGAAAAGCCCTTGATCATGTGACGCCGATCAAGGACGGGGGCAAGAGCACCCCGGGTAACGTGAAGCTCAAGAGCTTCAGCGCAAACAGCGCAAAGAATTTCAAAGGTCCCCGCTCAGGCGGACGTTGACGTGTAGCCCCGCTGGGGCTATGCTTGTTTCCCCCGG